AATACCTTTGCCTTTATTATCTCTCTTTTTAGTTATCTCACGAACCTTTTTAATTTTTCTAGGATCGATATATCTAACTTCTGTAATTCCTTTTCGAGGACTAGTCGGATCGATTACCTTGTGGAAATAAATTCTTCCGTCAATATACCATCTTTTAAAGATATCGAAACCTTTTTCGTCAAAGTTCAATAGTCGTAAGACCTCATCAAACTCATCTCTAATTTTTGTTTTTATATTGTCTGAAATAGCAAGTTTATCTAGTGATAAAGAAACAGCCGAATCTCTTTCATTAGATATGATAACCTCATTGATTATATCTTCTATCGCAGTATCACACTCTGGGTGTTGACTGATCTCACGATATCTTTTAATTAAATCAAAGTCGTTCTTGGCAGTAACTTCCATATCCAAGTATTGACCAAAGTATCCGCCAGCAGATATAGTTGTTGTGCCGTCATCTGGAGAAGGTATAGTAAAAGCCTGTTTGGCTTTTGCCGGCTTCTCCAGATCGTTATCTTTTCTTGTTATCTCGAACCCAAGTAGTTTTACCATATTATAATTTTCCTTTTCGATTTAACTTATTTAGTATCTTATGTAGTCGTATCTGTTTCAAAGAATTGAATTGCAAACGTCACATCAAATTCTTCGATCTTATCGTTATCAGAATAATTTAATGCTATACTTGCAAGATTAGTTGGAAACAGTCCTCTATAAGTGTAGGACTTTAGAGTTGATCCGTTTCTGTCTAATTGGTCAACGAAACCGTCAACTTGGTAATCAGCAGGGTTAGCTATACCTTCGTTGTCAGTCATGTTGTTTATACCATTCATCCATCTTTCAAAAGCTCTGTACAATTTAAAGTCTGTATCGTTCATTACAGTAATTGTCCAAGGTTCGAAAGTTCGATCTCCAGCGAGTTTAAGCAATCTTCCTCTGAAAGGTACGTCAAATGATGGAATTGTTTGTCCAGGTAAAGCAGTTGCTCTACATAGAAAAGCAAGATCAGATGTTTCACCACCCACAGCAGCATAACCAGGGAAAGGTAAAGTTACCTTGAACTGATTAGGTCTTGCACCACCACCTCTTAAACGAGATTTAAAGTCATTTATATTTGGCATTTTCTAATCCTCCCTATGCGCCTGCTACTTCAGAAAAGGCAACGCCTGATCTTGTAGCAATAAAGTTAAGTTGGATGAAGTTAATAGAACGTGCAGGTTTGATAAAGATATCAGCTCTGAATTCATTTCTATCAATAACATCTCCAGTATTATTCGAATCATCACAAACTACTGAAAAGTCTGTAATTCCTCTTCGACCTTGTACATCTCTTAGGAAAGGTTCTACTAGATTTCTAAATTGTGCTCTAGTGAATTCATCATTGAATTCAAATAGTTGAAATTTAGCGGCAGTAGAAACAGCCTTTTCTAAAACAATAAACAGTCTTCTAACGTTTATTCTGTCAAAAGCACTAGGTTTAGATTGAGCAGTCTTATCGCCAAACAATACAATACCTTGTCCAGGAAATGAAGTCACAGGATTTACTCTTGCCTTGTATAATTCATCTCTTTGAGTTTGGTTAGGATTGAATGCTAATTTAACAGCACCTCTAATTTGACCTCTGTTAAATCCACCTGGTGAAAACCAAGCGTCTGCAACATTGTCAGTTCTAGCACAAAGACCAGCAATATCTCCGTTCAAAGGAACGAATCTATAAACGTCATTGTATCTGTCGTACATATATTTGTATCCACTATCAATTACAGCATAACTTGTTGATGGTAAACCATCAGCAAATCCTATCACGTTTTGTGCTTGTGTAATTGCGTTTGCAACACCAACTACGTCTGTTCTAGCAGGTGATATGAAAGCAACACAGTCTTTTCTTGCCGTTGCGATATCCATAACAGCAGTTGCCTTTGTATCTCCAGTAGCGTCAGCAGTTGTTTGAGAAGGTCCACATAATAGTAAACTTAAATCAACAGCGTCTGTATCAGAAAATTTCTCATATGCAGTAGCGATCTCACCGTTTGTAGCAGCATAATCGTCTGTACCACTTGCTAGTGAGTAAGTCTTCACAACAAAAGCATCCCCTTGTGTGTTATCGAAAGTTTGACCTTTCTTAGCACTACCTGAGTTTGCAAGTGTAGTTTCGTGATCCATTACATACACAAATTTAGATTGTGAGTAAATTACATCAGCGAAGAAGTTGCTATTACCTTGTGCAGATTTAGCGTCAACAGCCTGTGAAACACCTTCGAAAGTTTCTAGGATTGTTCCTGCAGTTCCTGTGATTCCGCCATCTTCATCTAACACTACGATATGCATTTCATCTAACGATCCGCCAGCATTAACAACATCATCTGTTGAAGTTGGTGGTGTAGAAAATTGAAAGTAGTATTCCCAATGTCTTAGGATTTTAGCGTTGTCAACAACAGCGTGTCTTAATCCACCAGTTTCAGTTGCTCCTGTTTGAGGATTGAATCTTGCGATTGTTAGAACGTGTGTTGATATTGCAGTTATTTTATAAAAGAATCCTGAAGGTGCACCGTCAGTTGAAGGTACATTACTTGCGTCACCGAATTCTAGTATGTCACCGACTTGCATTAAACTTCCATCGTCAACAGTTATTGATGTATCTCCGATAGCAGCAGAAGCGTCAGCAACTAGATTACCACTCATTGAGTGTGGTCCGAAAGCAGTAGAGTTAGAACATACAGAAATTTTTAAACTATTTCCTAATGTTCCTGCTTCTCTAGCAGCGAAAACACCAACGGTAGCAGCGAAACTAGCAGTTGATGAGTAGTTGTCTAGGTAGTCAGTTGTATTTTTTATTAAGATAGGTGTTCCAGATACACAAGCATTTACCATACCAGTGATTGGTCTTACTACCTTCAGATTGTTTCCGTAACCTAAAAAGTTAGCAGCACAGAACCATTCTTCGAAATTAGAATTATTTGGTTTCCCAAAGTTTTCAGCTAATTCTTGTTCAGATGAAATTGTAGTAACCTCATCAATTGGTCCTTTTTCTGCTGTCAAAACGATTCCGCCAGAAGAAGTAGATACTGCTGGTACGATATTCGTTAGGTCCTTTTCAGTCACATTAACACCTGGTGATACTTGAAAAGCCATGTTTAGTTCTCCTTAATATTAATATTAATTTTTATTAGTTATAACCCTTTTACTTTAGATATTTATCTATTTCCACATCTCTACTATTCACCCTTACGATAAGTGACTGGTCGCCATATTTCACCTGCGTCAACGAAATAACCATCATTTCCGTCTGGATCGTCTAATCCATTATCTATAAAACCAAAAGGTGCCATGTCTGCCTCTATAGCATTTTTTTGATCTGTGAACATTTGACCCCTTACATCAACATTCGTCAATTCTTTAAAATATCTTTGATTGGCACACCATGAAAAGATAACTAAACACATTACTAAATCATCATGAGCACCGTTTTCTGCCTCAAAAGATTTACCTTTCGATATAAAAGTTGATAGTTCAGATACAATTTCAAAGTCCTGAATAATTAGCTTATCACCTTCTATCAAACTTTTCAGATTTGAAGTTCCGATTTTTTTAGTACCTTTCGTCATTCTTAATCCTAGTTGATTACCTCTACCACTAAAGCCGCCACCTAATACTTGACCTGCTCTACCTCGTTGTGTAACCATCATCATGTTATCATACTCTAATTCAAATTGCATTGCGTCTGCCACCTGTTGACCTAAATCGTTTATCTCTATCAACACATATGCCTTGTTATAATAATCTGCTACTTTCTTTAATATGTTTGGAAACACAATTGGTTTGATATCATTGTTTCGATACTTTGCAACGATCTTATATGGTGCCTTTGTTGCGTCAAATACTATGAATGCTGAATAATCATTGTTGACACCTCGTGCAACGTCAACTGTCGTAACATAAGTATGACCCTTAATAGGCATTTCATAGACATCTAGTCCATCAGGACTTTTTTTAGGGTCAACGATTGCCATTGTTTTAAGTTTACTTGCATTGATAAGTGTATCAATACTTCCTAGAAACTCACACTCAAACTCGGTTTGAAACTGTGCCTCACTCGTGTTCTTAATTGTTTGTTCTTTCCATTTGTCATCACGACCTGGTACTTCTGACCAATGTACTTCAATTGGTTTAAAAGTATTTTTTTTATTTACTGCGTCTGTCCACATCTTATAAAACATATTCATACCGTGAGGTGTAGATACGATCATAACTTTAGAAGACTTACCAGATGAGATTGTAGGATATACTGAACTAAAAAATTCTTCGGCAATATTATTGGGTACATAGGCGAACTCATCTAGGAATATAATGTTAAAGGTACTTCCTCGAACAGCACTTGATGAAGTTGAAGCCGCAACGATTCTACTTCCGTTTTCTAATTCTAGGGAACCTTTGTTCCAGTTAAGAACGCCTTGTTGCATCCATTTCGGCAAGTACTCGTAAGCTAATTGCAATCGCCCCAACAAATCTCTTGCCGTAGAAGATTTGTTTGCTAGTATTGCAACGTTCACATTATCGTTAAATAAAACGTAATGTAAGAGGTAGGATACAATGATAGTTGACTTTCCACTTTGTCTAGGTAATTTACATATCGTAAATCTATTGTCGTGAAAAGTGTCTACCATCTTCCGCTGAAAGTCATACATCTCAAAAGGTACAAGACCTTTATCAATCGTGACAATTTTTAAATAATTTTCTATGAAGTACTTAGGACTATTAAGACACTTCATCACCTCATCTACTTGTTTAGGAGTAAATCGTGATTTAGTGTGTGCTTTTTTTAGATTAGGATTACCTAAGTATTGATCTTGTGTTGCCATTATTTTTTATCTTTGTTTTTCTTTATCATTTTTTGTAGTTCAGTTGTTGAACCTACAAATAAGGCATTAGT